GCCAGTAATACAAAATGACAACTTTATACCTGATGACATAATAGGATTTAATTATGCAAAATCAAGTAAAGAACATAATGTAGGTATACATTTTTATTTAGATGATTACCAATGAATTTGCATTTAAAGGAATACCAAAAGGAAGTATAGTAAGTATAAGCACAATAGGAGTAAAAAGAAATAAAGAAGCACTAAAGATATGGCAAGATGGAATGGATGCAATGATAGAAGAAATAGAGCCAAGTACAATATTAGTATATGGTGGAAAATTAGATTACAATTATGGAGATATACAAGTAATATATTATGAGAATAAAGTAACAGAAAAATTCAAGAAAGGAGAATAAAAATATGGGAGGAAGAGGAGCAAGTTCAAGTAATATAAATTTAAAACTTAAATCATCAGAATTAAAAAAAGGCGATATAATAGGCGATGGAGCTAAAATAATTAATGTTAGAAAATCTACAATTGAAAAAGATGGATATTCAAACTCAATTGTTATTACAAGTAAAATAAAAGGAAAGACAAGTACAATTGTTGTGGATAAAGATACAACTCAAAGTGTTATTAGAAGAAAAAAATAGGAGGTAAAAACTATGGGTGGACGTGGTGCAACATCTAGTAATACAATTAATTCAATAAAATTAAAAAGAGGAAGCTATCAAGTATTAAAAAATCAAAGAGGACAACGGAGATGTAGCAGAAACAGTTCAAGGTAGAACATTTACTTATAAAGGAATGGAATTTGGTTTACAAGGAAATGCAAGAGACGGATACAGATTAACACATATTGAAAGTGGAATGTTAGCAAATGGCAGATGGTATGACAAATTAAATGACTTTAAAGAAGATATAGAGAAAACATACCAAAATTTAAAGAGTAATAAAGCAAATTTAGATAGTGCTATAAAGAGATTTAATAGAGCAAAAAATAAAAGATAAAAAGGAAGTGATATAGTGGCAAAAGGACAAATAAAACAAGCACAAATAAAAATAGATAAACATCAATTTGAACAATTGTGTAAAATGCAATGTACTAAAACAGAAATAGCAAGTTGGTTTGAAGTAAATGATAGAACTTTATTAAGATGGTGTGAGGAAACTTATGGGACAGACTTTGTCACTATTTATGAGCAAAAAAAAGAAGGTGGCAAAATAGCATTAAGAAGATACCAATTACAACAAGCAGAAAAAAATCCAACTATGGCAATATGGTTACGGAAAACAATACTTAAATCAAAGAGATAATGTAGAAGTAGAACATGATGTCAAGAATGGAATATTAGGAGATTTAATAGGAGCATTAAATAAAGCAAAGGAAAATAATGCAGAATAAAGCCTGCATTATAATATATATCTGTTTAGTGTAATGGTAGCACAGCAGTCTCCAAAACTGTTAGTGGTAGTTCAAATCTATCAACAGGTGCCAAAGGAGAAATAAAATGAATATTTTAAAATTTATAGTAAAAAATATATTAAAAGCAATCGATGAAATAATAGATTTTATAAATTATATTTTTAATTTTAAATTATCGCATTTGCCAAAATTTACACAAGAAATTAAAGAATATGAAAAGGAATTAAATAATGAGTAAATCATTAAGTGAAATGTTAAATCCTAAACAAATAGACTTCATGCTTTATGATGACAGAAGAATAAACTTATTAACAGGAAGTGTAAGAAGTGGAAAGACTTATGTATCATTATTAAAATGGGCTGTATTTGTTGGAAGTATGCCAGAGAATAGTGAGTTCTTAATGACAGGGAAAACTATAACAGCACTTAAGAGAAATTGTTTAGGATTATTACAAGATTTAGTTGGAGATAATTTTAAATATAGTTTAAGTCAAAAGAGTGGAACATTGTTTGGTAGAAGAATATGGCTAGAGGGTGCGAATGATGACAGAGCAGAAAGCAAGATAAGAGGTATGACACTTGCAGGAGCTTATGTTGATGAGTTAACACAAATACCAGAAGATTTTTACAGAATGTTATTATCAAGATTAAGTATTAAAGGTGCTAAACTATATGCAACAACTAACCCTGATACACCAACACATTGGGTAAAACTAGACATAATAGACAATGAAGAAATAGATAAGAAAATATGGAACTTTACTTTTGATGATAATGAAATATTAAGAAAAGAAAACCAAGAATATTTTGATAACTTAAAAAAAGAATATCAAAGTATGGGAGAAGTATATTATCAAAGATTTATATTAGGTTTATGGGTACTTGCAGAAGGAATTATATACAAACAATTTGCAAATAATCCTGAAATGTTTATAAAAGATGAAGCGGTTGATGAATATGGAAATCCAATTAGGTTTATGATAATATCAATAGGAATAGATTACGGAGCAACAGAAGGAGAAACAGAATTTAAAGCAACAGGAATAACACAATATTTTAGAGAAGCATGGACAATAGATGAACTTAAAATGTCAGGATTACATACACCAGAAGATATGTACAAACAATTTATAGAATTTTATAATAGAATAGTTGCAAAATATGGTAAAGTAACACATTGCTTTGCAGATTATGGAGCATTAGGTCAAGTATTAACTTATGGAATGAATAGATATTTACAACAAAATAATATACCTTTAAAGATAGAGGATTGCATAAAAGGAGAAATAAACGATAGAATATTCCTTGACCAGATGTTATTTGCACAACATAGAAGATTTATATTAAAGGATTGTAAATATTTAATAGAAGCATATAAGTTGGCAGTATGGGACGAAAAGCATGAAGATACAAGGCTTGATGATGGAACAACACCAATAGATGATTTAGATGCAAGTGAGTATTCAATGTTTTATTGGTATGATAAATTAATGATGACTATTAAGGAATATTAAACATAACAACAAAAAGCATGGTTTATGTAAATATTAGTTTAAAGTATTGATATATAAACATTTATAAAAAATAAAGTGTCAAAAAATACCGAAGAAACACTTTTAAATAATTATTTTATGTAAAGGAGATATAAAATGAAATTAGAAAAATTTTTACAAGATAATTACAATTATAATCCAGAGGTAAAAGACAATATAAAAACATATATAGAACAATGGAAGTCATGGTATGCAGGAAATGTAAGAGACTTTCATAACTATGAAATATATAACGGACAACAAAATGTAAAAGTAAGAAGATTTACTTTAAATATGGCAAAAGAAATAAGCGAAGATTGGGCAGATATATTATGGAGTGAGAAATGTGAAATATCATTAAAAAATGAAGAATCACAAAAACAATTTGATGAGTTAATAGATAGTTTAGATTTATATACCACTATAACTCAATTAATAGAAAAGTCAGGAGCATTAGGAACAGAGATGGCAGTTGTTAGTGCTTATGATATAATAAAAAATGAAGATGGAATGACATTAGATGTAAGCAATGCAAAAACAAGAGTAAATATAGTTGATATAGATTGGATATTTCCATTAAGTTGGGATAATACAGGAATAACAGAGTGTGCATTTGGTAGTGTGCAATATATAAAAGGACAAAAGTATATTGTTTTATCAATACATAAGTTAAATGATGTAGGTAATTATGTTATATATAATCACTTATTTAGTGAAACAAGCGGAAACTTAACAGAAGTATCAGTACAAGAGGGAACAGAGAACGAATTTGATACAAAGTCAAACGTGAAATGGTTTGCAACATTCAAGCCATTATTAACAAACAACTTATTTGAAAATAATCCATTTGGAATACCACATTATGCTAATGCAATAGATGTAATAAAAGCAGTTGATATAGATTTTGATGCTTTTAAAAATGAAGTAAAAGATGGTGTAAGAAGAACATTTGTAAGAGCAGAAATGCTTAATTATGATAATGGAGAACAAAAACTAACATTTGACCCTAATGAAACTAATATTTATGTATTGCCAAAAGGAGCAACAAAAGATGATTTAATTCAATCGGATACAGATAATTTAAGGGTAAATGAACAAATAGAAGCTTTAAATACAAGTTTAAATATACTAGGAAATAAAGTTGGATTTGGAGAAAATCATTATCATTTTGATGGAACTAATTTAAGTACAGCAACAGCAGTTATATCAAGCAATAGTAAAATGGCTAGAAGAATGAAGAAATTACAAATAGGATATGAAAGTGCAATATATGATTTAGTAAAAGCAATATGTTATGTATCAAGTACATTTGGAGTATATAATCTTAATACAGATGATATGGTAATACAATTTGATGACTCGATAATTGAAGATGTAGAAGCGGAGAGCATAAGAGCATTAAGAGAATACAATGCAGGTTTAATATCAGCAGTTGAATATCGTATGAGAATATTTGGAGAATCAGATGAAATAGCAAAACAGAAAATGAATGAAATACAAGAACAAGAGCCAAATGTTGAAGATTTAATAAGCAATAATGCGGAATAGGAGGTAAAATCCTATGTTATCGCAAGAAGTAGAAGAAAAACTAGCAGAAAGATTAGTTGACAGAATTGAAGAAGCCAACAGTAGTATTTTAAAGAAGATAGGCGAGGCAATAAAACAAATAAGTACATTAACACCTAGCCAAGCCTATCAAATACAACAAATCCTTAAATATCGGAGGCACATATAACGAAATAGCAAAAGAACTTGCTAGAGTAAGTGGCAAAAATGTACAAGATATATACAAGATATTTGAAGAAGTAGCAAAAAACAACAAACAATTTGCAAAACAATTTTATAAGTATAGAGGTATTGATTATATACCATATAAAAAAGACATAGCATTGCAAAATATGGTAAGAAGTTTAGCAAGTATAACAGCAGATATGTATAGGAATATATCTAATACAAGTGTAATAGGATTTATACAAGATGGAAGATTTAAACAACTACAACAAGTATATCAAGATACAATTGATAAAGCAATATTAAGTATAAGTCAAGGAAAACAAGACTTTTATTCTAGTATGAGGCAAACATTAAAAGAACTAGGCGGAAGCGGTTTAGTACAATATGAAAGTGGCAGAACAAGGCGATTAGATAGTGCAGTTCGTATGAATATACTAGATGGAATGAGAGCATTAAACAATGAAACAAGTAGAAGATTTGGAGAGGAATACAACGCAGATGGAATAGAGATAAGTGTGCATAGTAAACCAGCTCCAGACCACGCAGACATACAAGGAAAACAATTTAGTATAGAAGAATTTGATAAGCTAGAAAATGGAGATGTAGCAATAGATTATAAAGGCAACAGATACAATGGAGCAGATAAAAGACATATTGGAGAATATAACTGTTATCATAAAATATTTAGTATAGTTTTAGGAGTAAGTAAGCCAGAATATACAGATAAGCAATTAAATGACATACGAGAATCGAATTTAAGCGGTTTTGAGTTTGAAGGTAAGCATTATACTATGTACGAACGGAACTCAATTACAAAGGCGAATAGAACTTAATATAAGAAAACAAAAAGATACGCAAATATTAGCAAGAGCAAGTGGAGATACAGAACTAATAGAACAAAGCCAAAATAAAATAAGATTATTAACAAGCAAATATAATGACTTATGCAAAGCAAGTGGATTAAAACCACAGAAACAAAGAATGGCAGTAATGGGGTATAAAAGAACAAAGATAAAATAAATGAGGAGAGTTTATGGAAATAAATCACGCAAATATATTTTATGTAAGAGATATTCACGCAATAGGCGGAGTTGAAACATTTGTATATGAACTTGCTAAAAAATATAAAGACTATGACATAGCTGTTGTATGTAAAAATGTAGCACCAGAACAAAGAAAAAGATTAAAAAAATATTGTAAAGTTTATGTACATAGAAATCAGCAAATTAATTGTAATGTAATAATAACAAATTGGGACACTTCAATATACGACTACGTAAACAAAGAGGCGAAAAAATATACAGTATTGCACACGGATTATAGCAATCCAACCGAAAGATTAGGACTTCCAAAAGATAGAGAAGATATAACATACATAGGAATTACAGAAAGCAGTAAAAAAGCATTTGAAGATATTACAGGAATAACAAGAACAATATTATGCAGAAATCCTTTAGAATTAGAAGATGATAAACCAATATTGACATTATTAAGTGCAACTAGATTAAGCGAGATAAAAGCTGGCAATAGAATGATAACTTTAGCCAATACTTTAGAAAAAATGGGTATTAATTTTATATGGTATGTAATAACTACTGATGAATATAGTGGTAATCCAATATGGCAAAATAGAAATGTTGTACATATACCAAATAGACTAGATGTATGTTCATTAATGAAAAAAGCCGATTGGTATGTTCAATTATCAATATGTGAGCGGAGATAGTTATAGTTTAAAAGAAGCTTTATATAGAGGATTACCAATAGTTGTTTGTAATTTACCATATTTTAAAGAAATAGGTATAAAAGATAACGAAAACGCATTGTTTTATAATAGTGATAATTCAAATGCAGAAGATGTTGCAAAACGAATGAAAAAACCATTAAAATTCAAATTTAAAAAAGTTGAAGATGGTTATGATGAAATTTTAGATAAAACAAAATCAAAATATGAGGAGAAAAAAAATATGAAAGCAAAAGTAAAAGCATTAAGGGGATTTGAGGGAATAAGAGATGCAGAAAGAAATGTATTCCCAAAAACAGATGATGAATGGATAACAAATATGGAAAGAGCTGAATATTTAGAGAGCAAAAATGTAGTACAAATTATTGAAATAATAAAAGAAGATGTTGACAATGCAATTGAAAGAGCTGAAAAAATAATAGAAGAAGAAAACGCAAACACAACCATTGATGTTAAGCCAAGAAGAAGAAGAAAAAGGTCAGTTGCAAAAGATTAAAAAGTATGTTATAATGCAAGCGAGGTAACAAATGAACATAAAATGTTGTTGCGGTAAACTACTTTGCAGATACAATGACGGATATTTGTATTTATATTGTAAAAGTTGCAAAGAAGAAAAAAAGATACCAATAAATAAAATAATAGTAGAGCCAAAGAGCCGAGATTAAATTCTAGGCTCTTTTTATTTATTAGTTATTAAATTTATTATATAAAGGTTAACGCACCTTAAAAGCGGAATATAAAGTCTAACTTGGGACTATAAAAAAAGGAGAAAATGTTATGGAAGATAACAAAGACATTGTTACAAACAATGGAGAAACAGGAGATGTAAAACCTGAAAAAACATATACAGAGCAAGATATTCAAAATTCATTTAATGCTGGAGTAAAAAAAGCAAATAGTGATTGGCAAAAAGATGCCAAATATAAAGAATTTCTTGACTGGAAAAAAACAAATCAAAATGATAGTGAAAAAATAAACGAATTAACTAGCACTAATGCAAGTTTAACTAATGAAATAAAGCTATTAAAAGCACAAATACAAGTAGATAATAGTAATTGCAAAAAAGAATTTAGTAGATTTGTAACAAGTGAAGTTATGAGTTTAGTAAATGACACTACTGATTTTGAAACTGTTTTAAAGGATTATAAAAAGAATAATCCGCAATACTTTGGGGAAACAGTAATAACAAAAACACAAACTGCACCAAGTTTGAATAATGGTGGTACACAACCACAAACAACTTCAAATATTATGAATAACATAATAAGAAGTGCAAGAAATAATTAAAAAATAGGAGGTATTTAAAATGGCAGTAATATCAAGAACTGATGTAGATAGCTTAATAGAAGTACAAGTAGCTAATGAAATTTTTGAAGGAGTAATAAAAGATTCTAAAGCATTATCAATGTTTAGAAGATTACCAAATATGACAAGTGACAAAACAAAATTAAGAGTATTAGATTCTTTACCAGTTGCTTATTTCGTAGATGAAACAACAAACAATGGTAGAAAAAATACAACTAAAATGGCTTGGGATAAAAAATATATCAATGCAGCCGAATTAGCTGTAATAGTTCCAATTAAGGAAAATGTATTAAATGATAGCTCAATAGATATATGGTCAGAAGTAAGACCAAGAATAGTAGAAGCATTTGCTAAAAAGATAGACAATGCTATGTTCTTTGGTGTTGACAAACCAAGTGATTGGAGAGCTGGATTAGTTCCATCTGTAATATCTGCAGGAGCAGAAGTAGATGAAACAGGACATCTTTATTCAGACATCAATGATGTTATGACTAAAGTTGAAGAATCAGGATATGAAGTAAATGGTATTTTAGGTGGAGTAGGACTTAAAGGAAAATTCAGAATGATGACAGATACAACAGGTCAACCACTAAATACAACTGAAATAGGTTCTGTAAGAAGAGAATTTATGGATAATGGTGTATGGGATAAAACAACATCAACATTAATTGCAGGAGACTTCTCACAAGCAGTTTATGCAATTAGACAAGATGTAACATACAAAATATTAGACCAAGCTGTAATTCAAGACACAGATGGTTCAATTCTTTACAACCTAGCACAAGATGATATGGTTGCATTAAGAGTTGTAATGAGATTAGGATGGGAAATTCCAAACCCAGTAAATGCATTAAATGCAACATCAGCACGTTTCCCATTTGCTTCATTAAAACCAGCTGAAGCAAGTTTATAAGAATAAAGGAGGCACTTTATAATGGAATTTACTAATCAATATTTAAGTTATGAAGAATATATGGAATTAGAAGGTACATTAGAAGAAGTGCCTTTTAACGAATTAGAATTTGAATGTAGAAGAATAATAGACAGCAGAACACAAAACAGACTAAAAAATGCAGAAGAAATTCCACAAGAAGTAAAATTGCTTGAAAATAAAATGATACAAACATTACAAGGTTATTATGTTAGTTTAAATAAAGCACAAAGCGGAGTAGCAAGTGAAAACACAGATGGTTATTCAGTTAGTTATATATCTAGTAATCAAATATCTCAATTAATAGAAGGAAAAATAGATGTACTTCAAGATTTAGTTTCAACTTATCTTTTTGGTGTAATTGTAAATAATGAACACGTTCTATATTTGGGGGTGTAAGCTATGATAACAAATGGAAGTATAACTTATTTTCACAAAACACTAGATAATAATAAATTGCCAGTATGGAACAGATATGTATTTGAAAGTGTATGGCACTTTGGAGGAAAAGGCAGTTCTATCAATAAAGGATATGAAAATGCCAATGATGTAAATATAAGAATACCAATGCAATATGTTGAAGATAAGAGCATATTTGCAATTGGAGATATTATATCAATAGGCATAAATCCACCTATATCAAAGACAACAGACTTATTATATACTGAATTTTATAATGTAACAAGTATAACTATAAATGAATATGGAAATAATCCGCACGTTCATTTAGGAGGAAAATAAAATGAAAATGAAGCCTATAAGTCAAATAAAAGCTGATTTAGGAATAAATCCTGGAGGTAGAGTGCAAAGATTCTTTACAGATACTTGCAGAAAACATATGGATAAATATATTCCTATGGACACAGGGGCTTTAAGAAGTACTTGGGATATGGGAGCGGATTATATAACTTATGAACAAGGATATGCACATTATCAATATGTAAATCAATTTCCAGAAGACCACTATACAACACCAGGTACAGGACCATATTGGGACAAAAGAATGGTAAGTGCTGAAATGAATGATGTTATAAAAGAGGTGCAAGAATATGTCAATAGAGGTAAGTAATTTAAGAGTAACTAAATTGAGAGTATATCTTATGGATATAATAACTGAATTAATAGGACAATATGGAGAAATGAATATAAACTTTTTAAGTAATGAGCCTAACAATTATTCATTAGATAAAATACCAGTAAATCCAACAACAGAGCAATGGATAATAGGCAACTTTTTAAAAAGAGATGTATATTCATTTAGAAGCCGTATGAATTATAGTGCTGATACAATGACTAATATAGAAAATATAGGATTTTATGAAACTTTTGAAAAGATAATTAAGCAAAAAAATGATAGCAATGATTTACCAGATATAGATGGAATACAAAGCATAAGTTGTTTAAATTGTGGGACAATGAATAATGCGAATACTAACACAGCAGAGTTTGATATACAAATACAAATAGAATATAGGGAGGTGTAAAATGAAACCAATAGCAAAAATAAATTGCCAATATAATGGAATATTCTATGATAAAGGCGATGAAATAGAAGTAAAGAACAAAGAAGATTTAGTTATGTTAAATCAAAAAGGTTTTATTGAGCCTCTAACACCAAAGCAAATACAAAATTATTTTAAAAAGGAGGATTAAAGAATGGGATTAGCAGTAATACCAGAGAATATTGAAAAGATTAAAAGAAGTCAATTCATTACATACATAGATACAACACCAAGTGGAAATGCAAGAACTTGGGCTGTTCTAGGTGTTGGAGTAAATGAATATTCAGTATCATATAATCCACAAGTAGATACTGAAAAATGGATTGTAGAAGATAATGCAAGAAATGACCATACATCAAATCAAAAACAAGGTTCTGTAACACAAAAATGTTATAAAAATGACCCTGAATTTGAATTTATAGCTCAAGGTCGTGACCAATTAAATTATAAAACTAAAGTATTAGATGTTGATACTTGGAGTGGAAGTACAGGAAGTTATGCAGCAAAACAAAGTGATGCAATAATTACAGTTACTTCGTATTCTGGAGAAGAAATTGAATATGATATATATTATGATGGAGACCCAGTAGAGGGAACAGTATCAATAGCAGATGGAGTACCAACATTTACACCAAGTTTATAAAAACAAAACCGAAAAGGCATAGGCATAATATTTGCCTTTGTCTTTTTTAAATATAAGGAGGAATTAGATTTATGGAAGCAGAGATTAATATCAAAAGCGATGATGAAATTCAACTTAAAAGAAGTGAAAATGTTTTAAGATTGTATATAAAAGATGAAAACGGAAAAAGAACAGGGGAATATTTAGAATTTGACCTATTAAATCCTAGATATTTACTAAAGTATCAAGACCTTGTAGAAGAAGATAAGAAAAATAGAATTTGGTTTCAAAATCAATTAACTATTATTGATAAAAAACAAGACCATAAAGGAAAGAAATTATATAGTTATAAACAAGAAGAAATATTAAAGGCATACGATGAATTTAATCAAAGAACAAAAAAAGTTTATAATATGTTTTTAGGAGAAAATGGACTTGAAAAGTTATTGAATGGTAGAGATATAAGTCTTAATACTTTACAAGAGGTAGACAGAATAATAAATGAATGTATTAGACCAAAGTTAGAAATCAATGTATCACAAATAAAAGGAATGATAAAAAGCAAGTATAAAAATGATACAAAAGCAGATGATGTAATTGAATAATCCACAATATGTAAAAGTAGATGATAAATTATATAAAATTAATACAGATTTTAGAATAGCTTTAGAATGTAACAACATAGCGGAAGATAATTCTATTGGAGATTTAGAAAGAGCAATGGCAATTATTTACAAGCTATTTGGAGAAGATGGACTTGATTGCAAAAACCAAAATAAGCTACTTGAATTAGCAATGAGGTATCTTTTATTAGGTAACGACAAAAAAGAGTCTAAAAACGAACCTCACGAAAAATACGAACTAGATTTTAATAAATGTATTGGATTAATAAAAGCAAGTTTCAAATTTGATTATAAATATGACCCTTATGAATTAGAATATTTACATTGGTATGACTTTTATAATGATTTAGAAAGTTTAAGTACAAGTGAATTTGGTAATTGTTGTATACTGAACAGAATAACAAGTATATTAAATCAAGAGCCAAAAGAGATAAAGGATAATAAAGCAAGGCAAAGATTAATAGAAGCACAAAAATTATTAAGTCAAAAATATTGTAAACAAAAAGAAATTAAGATGACAAAAGAACAAGAAGAAAGTGCAAAGGCATTTTACAAGTCTTTAGGAATAGAAATTTAGAAAGGAGGTTGTAAAGTGGATGGCGAAATAACAATAGGCACAAGATTAGATACAGATAAGTTTGATAGACAAATATCAGATTTAGAAAAGAAAATGAAAAAAGAAGAAGATAAAAAAATAGTTATAGATGCAAAATTAGGAAGTCAACAAGAAGAACTAGATAAAGCAAGACAAAAAACGGATGCTTTAGCAGATGCCTATCAAAGACTAAAAGAAGTACAAGATAGATTAGCAACAGGACAGGCAACACCAAAAGAATTTTCAACATTTCAAGATTTACAAAATACTTATGGCTCATTAGAAAAACTAGGAAGCGAATTTGATAGAGCATTAACTAAACAAAATGCAATAGAGCAAAAAGTGGCACAAACTAAATATAGATATGATGAAATAAATGCAAAAGTAAGTGAATATAAACAAAAAATAGAAAATGTAAAAATACAAAAGCAAGTATCAGATGTTGAAAAATTAAAAAATAGTTTTAATAGTATTGGAAGTTCTATACAAAGTACAGTAAAACACGTAGCAAGATTAGCATTAGGAATATTTGGAATAAGAAGTGCATTTATGTTTTTAAGAAGAGCATCAAGTGATTTAGCAAGTTACGACCAACAATATGCAATAAATTTGGAGTACATAAGATATGCTTTAACACAAATGATAGCACCAGTTTTACAATGGATAGTAAATTTAGCAGCGAAATTATTAGGATATATTAATGCCATAATGCAAGCTTGGTTTGGTATAAATTTATTTAGTAGAGGTAGTGCAGAAAACTTTAATAAAATGAAAGCTGGAGCAAGTGGAGCAAGTAAAGCAGTAAAAGAAATAAAGAAACAACTAGCAGGATTTGATGAAATTAATATGTTAACAGACCAATCAGACACAGGAACAAGTGCAGGAGCTGGTGGAGTTGGTATGCCTAGCTTTGATTTAAGTGCAATGCAAGGAGAAGTTCCAGAGTGGTTACAATGGATAATAGACCACAAAGATGAAATATTAAGTGTACTAGCAGGAATAGCAACAGCCTTAACATTAATACATTTTGGAGTAAAACCATTAACCGCTTTAGGAATAGGTGCAATGGTAACAGGGCTATTAATAACAATTAAATCATTAAAAAAATATTTAGAAGCACCAACTTGGGAAAACTTTGGAAAGATAATACAAGGAATAGGAATATTTTTAACAGGACTTTTAGGAATAATATTAGGATTTCCTGGAGTTGTTGCAGGTGTAGTAGTATTTATAACAGGATTAATAATACAACATTGGAACGAAATAAAATCATTTTTACAAGGTGGAATAGATTGGTTAAAGGGAAAATCCGATTGGGTACACGAAATGGTTGGAGATACAATAGGAAGTATATATGATTATTTTATTGCAAGATTTCAAGCTATATTAAATTTTGCAAATGGTTGGGTTACATCATTTAAACAAGTATTTGATGGAATTATAACATTCTTTAAGGGAGTATTTACAGGCAATTGGGAAATGGTTTTTGAAGGTTTAAAGAAAATTGTAAGTGGTTTTGTAAATAACATAATTAACATATTTAACTATGTTTTAAGTTTCTTAAAAGACAGAGTTTCTTTTTGGGGAAGTGTGGTTGGAAATGCTTTTGGAGGAGCATTTAAGGCGGTTGTAAATGCAGTATTAAGAACCATAGAAGCCGTACTTAATACACCGATTAAGGCAATAAATAAATTAATAAGTACAGTAAATTCAATTCCAGGTATAAATTTAGGATACTTAAATACATTTAATTTACCTAGATTAAAAACAGGTGCAATTGTAAATATGCCAAATAAAGGAACATTGGTAGCAGGTGGAAGAGCAATAGCAGGAGAAGCAGGACACGAGGGTATTATACCATTAGATGATAATCAAGCAATGGCACAATTAGGTGCAGAAATAGGAAGAAATGTAGTAGTAAACTTAACAAACATAACAAAAGTAGGAAATAGACAAATAGCAAGAGAAATAAAACAAATAAATGCAGAGCAAGAATTTGCGTACAATATGTAAAGGAGGTGCGATAAAAATTGTTTATAAGTGCAAATAGTATAGTATTAAATAATATATCAATGGGACAATATCTATTAAGTGCAAAATATGAATATAATAAATTATGGGGAAGTGATACAGGTAGAAACTTAAAGGGTAAATTTAGTGGAACTTTAGTTGGAATATTTCCTAAAATAACATTAACATTTAGAAAACTAACAAAAGAAGAAATGAATATTATTGCACCAATTTTAGATAGTGGAACACAAAGCTTAACATATTATGACCCTTCAACAAATACAAACAAAACATTATCAACATATACAGGAGATTGGAGTTACGAGAACAAACAAATAATGACAAAAAATGATAGTTTTAATTGTACCTTTATTTCAAGAGAAAGGAGGGCATAATGAAAGCTCATACAACAGGATTTAAAAATGCTGTAAAAGAACTAGGTAGACAATTAAGAGCAGTAATAACTTATGGGAATGTTACACTAGAAGAAGAAATATATGCCGTAACCCCTCATTTTGAGGGTGGCATATTAAAGTCTATAATGAAACAATTAGATTTAGAACTTTCTGTTGATATTCCCTTAGAAACTGTTTTAAATTGTCAAATAGGGATATTAGTCAATAACAGTTATGAAATGCTTAATTTTGGCAATTATGTCGTTTATAAGTCAGAAAAACAAGAAGATACAAACACATATAGATTAACTTGTTATGATAAAATACTCTATTCAATGAAACAAAATAAAGATTTAGGAATAACATACCCTATATCAATAAAGAATTATTTAATTGCAATATGTAATAAACTAGGATTAACATTAGAAACAACCACCTTTCAAAATGAAAGCAGAATGATACAAGAAGAATTATATTTAGGTTTAGATTATACATACAGAGATATATTAGATGAGATAGCACAGGCAACAGGAAGTATAATTTGCTTAAATGAAAATGATAAAGTATTAGTAAAATATCCAACACAAACAAATGACACAATAGATGAAGAATTTTTAAAAAATGTAAATGTAGACTTTGGGCAGATGTATGGAGCTATAAATACAATAGTATTATCAAGAAGCGGAGAAAGTGATAATATATATTATCCTGAAACATTGCCAGAAAATCCGATTGAAATAAAAATAAAAGATAATCAAATAATGAATTGGAATGATAGAAGTGATTATTTACCTGGAATTTACAATGCTTTAAATGGATTGTATTATTATATAAATGATTTTTCAAGTACTGGTATAATGTATTATGAAGTAGGAGATTTATACAATGTACAAGTAGGAAATAATACTTATCAATGTTTAATGCTAAATGATGAAATAAACGTAACAACAGGAATAGAGGAAATAATCCATACAGATTTACCAGAACAAAGTCAAATAGATTACACAAAAGCAGATAAAACAGATAGAAGAATAAATCAAACTTATTTAATAGTAGATAAACAAAATCAATCAATAGAAGCTTTGATTTCAACACAAACAGAACAAAATCAAAAGATAGCAAGAGTAACACAAACAGTAGATGAATTAAATTCTAAAATAAGCGATATAGCAGATATAACAACATCATTAGAAACCAATTCAGCAAGGCTAGAGTTTGAAGGAATAAACCAATCAGAACCAATAAGAGTTGTAATACATCCAATAGGAGTAAATATTGCTAAATTGCATCCAAGTACAAGTTTAAAGCCAAGTCCTAATTTAAAAATAAAAACTAGAATATTAAGGTTTCAAAATACAACAACAAGTGAAATATTTGATTACGAATTACCAGATGATTTACTTTATTATGATAGCGAACATTATGATGAATTTCAATTAGATTATGATGGTTTAACTTGTCTAATAAATAAAAAGTGCAAATGGAACAATGATGGAACAGTAGGATTATTAACAAATGAAAGAACAGATGAATATACATTTCCACATATAGAATTAACAGATGGAGATTATACAGTATCATTAATACAATATAATAATGGCTATATGTTTGTAAGATTAATGGCTCAAAATATATATACAACGCAATTTGCAACAAAAGCAGAATTGAATAGTGAAATATCACAAACTACAGATAGTATTAATTTATCAGTAGACCAAAAGCTTTCAAATTATTCAACAACAAGTGAGATAAATAGTGCAATTAATATAAAAGCAAATGAAATTACATCTAGTGTATCTAATACTTATGCGAGTAAATCAGAATTAAATAGTAGTACATCATCATTAAATAGTAAGATAGACCAAACTGCAAGTAGTATAAGTTTAAGTGTTGATAGTGTTCAAGAACAAGTAGAAACAGCACAAAGTACAGCAGATACTGCAACAACCAAAGCAGATAATGCACAGAGTTCTGCAAATACCGCACAGAGTACCGCAAATTCAGCAACAACAAAAGCAAACAATGCCCAAACAAGTGCAAACAATGCACAAGCAACAGCAGATAGCATAAACACAAATTTAACAACAAATTACTATACAAAAACACAAACTAATTCAGCAATAAATCAAAAGGCGGATAGTATAACAAGTACAGTAAGTCAAACATACTCTACTAAAACAGAAACGACCAAAGCAAAAAACGATGCCATATCAAGTGCAAATGCAAATACAACAGAAGTATTAAAAAGCTATTCAACAACTAAACAGATGAATAGTGCAATAGAGCAAAAAGCAAATCAAATTACAAGTACGGTTTCTGAAACATATTCAACTAAAACCGAAACTAATACTGCCAAAAATGAAGCTATATCTAGTGCTAATACTGCAACAGACAATAAACTTAAAAGTTATTCTACAACCACACAAATGAACTCGGCAATAAATCAAAAGGCAAACGAGATAAGTACGAGTGTAAGTGAAACCTATTCAACAAAGAGTGAAACAACCAAAGCAAAAAACGACGCAATCAGTAGTGCTAACACGTCAACAGATAATAAATTAAAAAGTTATTCTACAACAACACAAATGAATAGTGCTATAACACAGAAAGCAAACGAGATAAATTCTGTTGTAAGTACAAAGGTTGGTAACAATGAAATCATTTCAAAAATCAATCAGTCTTCTGAATCTATAACAATAAATGCAAATAAAATTGGATTGACAGCAAATAATATATTAAATATTATGTCAGGAAGTTCATTAAATTTAACAAGTAAAAATATAACAATTGCAAGTACTAATTTTAATGTTGATAAAAACGGAAATATGTCTTGTAATAATGCAACTGTAAGTGGAACAATAACAGCGACTGGCGGAACTATTGGTGGATTTTCGGTAGTAGGAAATGCGGATAACAATAGAAGATTAAGGTCAAATAATAAAAAAGTTGGTATGTCGAGTTCAACTCACGATGGCGACCCATCTTTTTGGGCTGGAAACACAGACCCTTGGGAAGATAGCAATTGGAAAACTAATACACCATTTTATGTAACAAATCAAGGATATTTAAAAGCAAGTAGTGGAAGCATAGGTGGTTGGACGATAAACAATGATTCTCTTTCTAAATCAACCAATGATTATGTTACGGCATTGAATATAGCAGGAAATGCTAACGACGCAACATTTATGGTTTGGGATAGAAACAACGATAGAGCCAATTGGTATGTTAGAACAGACGGATATATGTATGCAAGAAATGCAGATATATCTGGAACAATAACAGCAACAAGTGGAACTTTTAATAATTGTACTATAACAAGTAGTTGTAATATTCCAGCAGGTGCAATTAAATCAGGAACAATGGATGCAAGTAGAATAAGTGGTGGTACATTAAATGTAAGTAGTGTAAATGCAGTATCAGTAGGTGCTGATGCAATTGGTTTAAATAGTCAATATGGTGTTTATTCCGTTGGAGATTGGACTGGAGAAAGTTTCCAATTAGTAGTAAATGATGGAGAAAAAGGTTGGAGAAGATTAACCTTTAAGGGCGGAATATTAGTAAATGTAGAAAGTTCTTGGTAGGAGGAAAGTATGTTTAGAAAAAATGAAGTAAATGCAAGTTCTGTAAAAGCAATGACAGTAAATGCAGATTTTATAGCAGTCAATACAGAACTAGGACATTATGAAATAGGAAATGAAATAGGCATAACTAAAACCATTCAATTAGACAAATATAAACTAAAAATAGTTGGTGGAATAATAGTAGGAATAGAGGAGGTTTAAAATGGATGAGCTTTTATTAAAAATAATAGAATTTAAAGAAAGTATTATAAAACAAATTAATGAATCTCAATTACCTGCAATTATGTTAAAGCCTATATTTCAAGATATATTAGAGCAATTAAAACAATTGGAAATAGAACAAAATAATCAAGTTAAAAACAACAAATTAATTCAAGAAAGACAGTTACAAATTGAAGATTTACAGAAAGAAATAAAAGAATTAAAAGGAGGTAAATAATGGCTTATAATAAAAAAAATTGGCAAGATAATGTGTCAGATATTACGGCAGCAGAATTAAATAGAATGGAGCAAGGAATTTATGATAATTCATTAGTAACAGAAGCAATAACAAACAAATTAAATCCAACAGACACAACAACTTATAAAACAGCAGAATTAACAGAAGGACAAATTACTGATGTAATAGGAGTAAATGATATTGTAATCAAAGGACAAACTTCACAAAACGGAGAGCCAACACCAAGCTCTCCAGTAGATGTAAATGTAGTTAGTGGAAGTAATGTAATAAGAACTGCTGACAGAAATTTATTAAATGTTAAAGAAAATACTTCGCATGGATTAACTTCAACAATTAATCCAAATAGGTCAATAACATATAAGGGAACAATAGACACAACATGGTCTAATATAACACAAGCAAGTGGTTCATCATTAACTGCAGGAACTTATACATTTTCTATAAATAAAACATTGCCTTATCAAATAAGATTAAGGGGAGTTTATCAAGATGCAACATATTCAGAAGCTAACATTACAGTTGGAAAAACTTCTGCAAATGTAACATTTACTCAAAATGTTGTTTCTTATTATATATATATAATAAGCGTTACAAATGGAACAACTATAAACGAAACATTAAAAGCTCAACTAGAACAAGGTTCAACAGCAACAACTTACACTAATCAAGGCAAAGAACTTCCTTTAGATTTACCAGTAGAGAATTTGTTTGATGAGGTGTGGGAAAATGGTGGAATTAATTCATCTAATGGAAGTAATGAAAATGATGGAGATATAACAAGAATAAGGACAAAAAATTATATCTCATTAAAACCAAATACAACTTATACACTTTCTTTTGATAGCACAAATGTTGCAGACAGTCGGAGCAAGAATAGTTTTATATGATAGTTCTAAAAGTTTTAGTGAAGTTTTGTGGTATAACACAAGTTATAAAGGTAAATGGACATTTACAACATCATCTGTGGAATATTATCTTAAATTTACTGCAAAACAATCTAATTCTTGGGATTTATCAAGTATAGAATTTCAACTTGAAGAAGGCTCAAAAGCCAATGCTTATACTCCTTATGGCACAGACCCAATAGAACTATGCAAAATAGGAAATTATCAAGATTATTTTTATAAAAGCGGAAGTAAATGGTATTTGCATAAGGAAGTGGAAAAAGTTGTCTTAGATGGAAGTGAAAGCGATTTTAGCACAGTTGGTTCTAGTGGGAATTATTATCGTATATCGTTATTAAATGTTAATAACATTAAGAATTTTGGTTCGCAAAGAACTACCAATATATTTATTAATAATTTTTCAAAGTCAACTGTTGATAATTATAATTCTGTTTTTCAATATGAAGATGATATATATTTTTATTTGCCAGAGGGTATGTCAACTAAACAAGCATTTGTAGATTTATTAAGTTCTACTAATTCGGTTTTATATTATGTTTTAAATAACACAACAGATACGGAAATAACAGATACTACTCTAATATCTCAACTAGAAACAATATACAACGCACCATTATACGAACAAACAAATATAACACAAGAAAACAATGATTTACCTATGGTATTAGATATTACAGCTTGTAAAGACAATATAAACGGAATAAAAGCTTTTATAAGAAAGTAAGTTGCGTAAATTGGAAAATAGTGGTATAATAAATTTATCAAACGTAGGAGGAAAATAAATGGCAGAAAATCCTTATATTATGAGTTTAATAACACAAACAGGAGCAATAGTAGCAGCTGTTTTAGGCTTTGTTACAGTATTAATTCAAACACATACAAATAAAAAAGCTAGACAAAGTGATGAAACATTAATAGAATTAAAAAAAGATGTAAATAAAAAACTAGAAGACAATCATGAAAACAATGAAATGATGAAAGAATCAATGGTTTCTTTATTAAGAAGTCAAATTGTTAGTAAATGTGAGCATTATCAACAACTGGGATATTTGCCTGATTATGCTAGATTTTGTTTAACAGATTTATTTGAAAAATATACTGCATTAGGTGGAAATCACGGTGTAAATGTATTAGTTGATGAAGTTTTAAAACTACCAGCAATAAAAATTACAAAATAAAGGAGTGATTATTATGGAAAAAGAAACACTTGCAACAGAGATGTTACGAGAGATAAAGGCACAGAGCAAAAGAAAAGATATAATAATAATTATCTTAATAGGTGTCATACTTGCTATGATAATTGGCTTCTTCATTTATGAAAATAGTTACGAAGTGGTTGCAGATACAGAAACAACAACAGTTGACGGTGGAGAAAACGGAATTGCTACTTATTTAGAAAATAGTGAAAGTGGGGATATAATTTATGGCGAAGATAATCAAAACTAGAACTACTATTACAAGGAGAAGAAATAATGGAGCGAAAAAAGTTAGAAGAAGGAAAAAACGTTAAAATAAATTTTGATTTTACTACTCCAGAACTAGAATATATTTTAGCAAATGCTAGATTTAATGATATACAAAGAAAAGTATTTAGTAGATTAATAGATTTAAACGGTAGACAATCAATAGTACAAATAAGCTTAGAGGAAAATATATCTACTGCTACAACTAATAGAATAATTAGACAGATTAAAAATAAAATATTGAGGTTGCTTTAATTAGCAATCTCTTTTTTGTATAAATAAAAGGCTGAAATTACCCCAGCAGATAATTTCAACCAATCCAATAAAACGATACAGATGAGTAAAAGTTTCTTTTTACTCTTTTTATTTTATAATCATTTTCATTTTCTGTCAAGTGCAAATTTAAAGTGATATTTTTTTGATACTATAAAGATATTTCTAAATTAAAATTCAATGTTACAATTTAATTAGTTAAAAGAAAGGAGATGTCGAGAAATGAAAAAAGATGGTTTAATCATAACGAGAGAAACCAAGCTAGGGCATCTTCTTTTTATATGAGAAAGATTAATCGCTAGAATTAAAAATAAGACAATTTAATAATAAAACAAACAAGTTATATAGATAGAATACAAAAACAGCTTAAAACTTAAAATAACAACAAATAAAGGAGGATATTATAAATGACTTATCCATATTATCCAAACAACCAATATTATATGCAAAATATGCAAGATTTACAAAATATGAGAGAAAAAATAGACAGACAAATGCAACAAATGCAACAGTTAAATCAAAATCAAATGCAACAGCAACCAACTCCCACAAATTTAACCCAAAACTTCCAGTTAGCACCTAACTCAAATAATAACGAATTAGAAAGTAAGTATGTAAATAATATTGATGAAGTTAAAGGAATATTCGTAATGAAAACAGGAGTGTTTTTAAATAAAGAACTAAATACACTTTGGATAAAAAATACAAATGGAGATATAAGAACTTTTGAATTAAGCGAGATTATACAGCAAGACCCAAAAGATGTAGAAATAAATAATTTAAAGCAAGAATTACAAAGAATGAAGGAGATGATTTCAAATGAATCCAATGGCAATAATTCAGACATTAATGAGCCAAATGAAAGTAAAAGTACCACAAAGCTTTCAAATCGCCCAAAATCTAATGCAAAATAAAAACAATCCGCAAGATTTAGTAAATCAAATTATGTCAAACATTTCTCCAGAGCAAAAACAAAACTTATTAAACCAATGTAAACAGTATCGGTATGCCTAATGAGATATTGGCAAAATTACAAAATATGAAATAGAGATATGCTATTTATCAGCATATCTCCAAATGTAACCACAAGCAGTTTTTCTTTTACCTTTGCAGCAATCTGATATGTGTCGATTGTTATAAAAAACTTCAATATCTTTAATAGAATTCCACATTTTTATAAAATTACCTGATAAATCATATTGATTAATAGTCATTTTTTTTGGTTTTTCAAGTCCAATTCTATAAGCTTCTTTCATATTGTGATTTTGTGTACACCATTCTAAATTGCTTACAGAATTGTTCAGTTTGTTGCCGTCAATGTGATTAACTTGTGGATAGTTATTAGGATTGCAGATAAAAGTTTGTGCAACAAGTCTATGTACAAAAAACTTTTTTTGTTTTTTGTTCTTGGTTAAATTGATTCTATAATAACCATGTGTAATAAAATATTTTAATAATTTATGTGATTTATTGTTGCAATTGTGATACAAGCTTTGTATATTTCCTAGATTACTAATTTTATATAATCCTTCATATCCTATAACATCTTTCCATATTTCTTGCATAATAACTCCTTTCTGTTAAACAAGAAAAAGGAACTTATACAAATGTACCAGTGTGAGTTTTTAATGTTGAGTTAAGACCTCACAAAGATACACTTATATAAATTCCTTTATCTTAACTCAACACCTATATTATAACACGCGTGAGGTGTAAAAGTCAAGTTGGAATTAAAATTTATTTAAGGAGGAAAATTTATGGGAGAAAACACACCTAGTGTCAGCGATATAAGAGCTGTAATGGATGCAAGTAATGGTTCAAATGCTTATCCATATCCAATGTATAATGGTGGATTTGGAAATTCATTTGGTGGCGATGGTGGTTGGCTTTGGTTAATTGTAATTTTAGCATTATTTGGAGGATTTAACGGAAACGGAAATGGATTCGGAGGTGGATTCAATAATGACTATGCTTGGCTATCTAACGGTCAAAAAGAAATCATGCAAAACACTAACGATGGATTTAACACATTACAATTAGCAAACCAATTAACAGGAATTAACTCTGGAGTACAAAATTTATCAACTCAATTATGCAACTGTTGTGCAGATGTAAATTCTAACTTATGTAATGGATTTGCTGGAGTAAATGCAACAGTAAATGCAGGTTTTGCTAATGCTGAAACAAGTGCTAATGCTAGACAAATGGCAAATATGCAACAAGCATTTAACAACCAATTAAGCACAATACAAGGATTTAATACTGTAAATTCTGCATTATGCGATGCAAGTGCTGAAAACAGATTAGGACAAGCTAATTTAACTTCAACAATTCTAGCTGAAAATTGTGCTGATAGACAAGCTTTATCAGAAGGAGTTAGAGATATAATCACTAACCAAACAGCTAATACTCAAAGAATAATTGATGAAATCTTTAGAGATAGACTAGATGAAAAAGATAGCAAAATAGCAGACTTACAAAGACAACTTCAAACAGCAGAACAAAACGCATTTATTTCAAATGGTTTAGCAAATGAAGTTGACCAATTATATAACAGATTAGCTAACTGCCCAGTACCAAGTACACCAGTATATGGTAGAACACCTATCTTTACTTGCAACGGTGGATGCAATTGCGGAAATTTTAATGGTGCAATTTAATTTAATATAAGCAATTTTAGATATTATCTATATTCACTTATGTGATTTTTGCTTTAATTTTAAAGAGATAGATATATTCTATCTCTATTTTTGTAAAAGGAGGAAATAAAAATGATTAATGCTATATCAACCAATCCCGCACAGGTAGTAAATGCAGGAGCAAATGTATTATTTGATGGAACTAATGTAAGGACTAATTCTTGCAGAGCTTGTAATGGTTGGCTTAATTTTAGTACCTTAAATAGTGGTATATTTGAAATAACAAAACCTGGTATATATGAGATACATTTTAATGCAAATGTATCTCCAACAGTAGCAGGACAAATAACAGTAAATATAACAAATGCAGGAGAAAATATAATAGGTGGAGAAATGCAAACACCAGGAACTACAGTAGATACTTTTGAAAATATTGCAGCCGAAATATTAGTTCAAGTTCCTTGCAATTGTTGTGATATATTTACAGTAAAAAATACTACTGCAAATCCTGTTGTATTTAATAATCCATCTTTAAGTATTGAGAAACTTGCATAATGAATAACCTGGAAAACTTTTCAAATTGGTTACAAATATTTAGCTTTTTAATATTAATAGAGGATTTTAACAATACGGATTTAATGAAGTATTTAGCACATCAAGACAATTTACTAGATAAAATAATTCAACAAAACGAGGAAATTTTAAATACTCTGAAAGGAGGTAAATAGTTTTGGATATAGAAGAATATATTGAAAGAATAGTTGATAATGGCAAAATAGAAGATATGGAGACACTCAGCGATATGTTAGAGGATACAATGGAAATTATCAAAGATTATGATAAAGAATGTTATAAAGAAATGGAAATGAAGTTGTATAAAATGGCATACGGTTCACATCTAAATAAATCAATGGCACAAGATATAGTAAATAAAATGAGACCATATGCACAAAGATGGAGTTATGAAGAATCAAGAAATTTACAAGAACAAAGAGGCATTAACGATATAGACCCAATAGAATTTTTTGTAGTTCTGAACTCTGCCTATAATGATTACAAAGATATATTTAGCGAAGATGTAGAGGGATATATAAGATTTACAATTGATTTTATAAAAGATGAGGATGCTAAACCTAATAAAGTATTTGACTATTTTGTCAACTAAGAAAGGAGAATAAATTATGAACGAAATGGAAAATAGAGATTACAGATACGATAATAGATATTATGATGAAAACATACACGGAAATATGGGATACAGAGAAAGCTATAGAAATGATATGGATTATAGAGATTATGACTATAGAAGAGATTATGATAGACGTGGTGGAAGAATAAATAACAGGTATCGTAATTATAGAAATTATCGTGAACAAGACTATTATGAAGGGCTAGAAATGACAATGCACGAAATGAAAGAAACATCAAGAAAACTAGAAGATGTTGCAGATATAGCTGAAAATCAGCAAGACAAAAATATGCTTATGAAAATAGCTCAAAAAGAAAAAGAAAATTCACAATATATTAAACAATTAGTAGAGAAATAAAATGGAAGAAATATGTCAATTTATAATTAATGGAAATGTATATACAATTTATGATGTCGATAGAATAACAGGAAAAGAAAATTATGTTGGTCGTTCTCATTATGAGGATAGAACTATATATATTGAAAAGCGGAGCTTATAAAGATATGCTACTCACACTAAAGCACGAATTAATGCACGTATGGTTGTATGAAAACGGTCATACTAATCAAAATGGAGACGAAATATTTGGCTATGAAGATGTATGCGAGTTAGTAGCATTAAGTAATGGTTCTATTAACAGAATAGTAAATTTATATTTAGAAGAAAAGGGGTTTTAATAACCTCTTTTTTTGTTCAATTTACAGAAAATCAAAAATATGCTATAATAAGTTTGAAATTTAAAGAGAAAGGAGAATAGCAAAGTATGAAAATTTTGGCAAAACAAAACAGAGAACTTATTATGATTAATGCTCAAAACACACAAAATGAAAATGATGCAGAAAAAATACTATTACAAGTACCAGAACAATATGAAGATTTCAACAAAAAAAATAGTTTTTGTAACACCAAATGGTATTGTATGGGATATAATAGTAAATAATGAGTATTTAATCAAAAAAGCCATAACAAAATATCAAGAAGTACAGTTTTATATATGGCTTACAAAAGATGATGTTGACTTTAGAAGTCAAACAAAAACATTAAAGTTTTATCACAATGAAGATGCTTCGGATGAAATTACACCAGAAGAAATAAGCGGAGTAAATACCGTAATTAATTTACTAGAAGAAGAAATTACAAAAGTAGAAAATATGAACTTAGAACTAAGTAAAAGTGGTAGAGTTACAACCTTAACAGTAACAGATAAAGATGGAGAAACTACTTCACAAGAAGTCTTTGACGGAGAAGGATTAGACTTTAATTGGAGAGGTACAGAGCTAGGAGTAAAAAAAGAAACTGACGAGGATTACGAATACGTAGAACTTGTTGGAGAATGTAATTTTGCAACATTCGATGTTAACGAAAATATGGAGCTTGTAATGAATAAAACACAAGATATGTTGCTAGACTTTAGTTTAAATGAAAATCAGGAGTTGGAGGTTGTGATATAATGAGTAAACAAATTTTAGGAAAAGTAGGAATATTATTAAAAGGAGAATATAGTTCTTCGGTTACATATCAAAAATTAGATGTTGTAACTTATAATGGAGAGAGTTATTCAGCAAAAATAGAAACACAAGGAAATTTGCCAACAAACACAGAGTATTGGCAAAAAATTGCTGAAAAAGGTTATACACCTCAAAAGGGTGTAGATTATTATACAAATGCTGACAAGGCAGAGATAGAAGCAGATGTAACAAATACTGTATCAAGCATGATACCAGATGTAAGTAACTTTATAACAGCAAGTGTAAATAATCTTGTAAACTATTATTTAAAATCAGAAACTTATAATAGAACAGAGGTAAACAATTTAATATCTGCAATGAAAACAGGGATATTTAGTATTGTGTCAACACTACCAACACCAAGTATTGATACATTAAATACAATATATTTAGTACCAAGTGCAGACCCTAAAACACAAAATATAAAAGATGAATATATAACGATAGAAGTTGGCAATGGTTACGATTGGGAAAAGATAGGAAGCACAGCAATAGACTTGTCAGGATATGCAACAGAAACTTGGGTAAACACACAGATTAGTGATTTCTTAACAGAAACAGAAATACAACAATTAATTAACACAGCAATAAGTACAAAATATACAAAACCAACATTAGGAATACCAAAAACAGATTTAGCAAGTGATGTACAAGCAAGTTTAACAAAAGCAGATAATTCTATATTAGTAACAGAAACAGTAAGTGGAACAACACCAACTATAACAGCAGAAAACAATCATTTATATATTTGTGGAGAAGTAGAAACATTATCATTTACACCATCTGCAACAGGTATTTGTAATGTTATATTTGAAAGTGGAGATACAGCAACAGTATTAACATTGCCACAAACAGTAAATATGCCAGAATGGTTTATAGTACAACCAAATACAACCTATGAAATATCAATTTTAAACGGTGTATATGGGGCGGTGGTGTTATGGAGCTAATAGAAGAAAGAAGAAAAATATTACTAGATACACCACATATTGAAACAGTATCAACGAACGCATTTAAAACAGATATGATTGCTCCATTTAAAAAATTAGAAGTAAGGTTTGAAGCAACTCAAAGTGGTAGTGGCGACCCATCTCCAGACAATATTCGTCCTATTGAAGGTAAAACAGAATTAATTATAAGGCATAGCGGAGCTAATATTTGGGACGAAGAGTGGGAGTTGGGAAGCCTTAACAACTCTACGGGCGAAAAGGTATCATCCAGCAGCTCGATAAGGTCAAAAAACTTTATCCCCGTTCGCCCCAACACGCAGTATTACTTCCCCAACTTGGATGGGTATGTACTTCAGTACGACCAAAACAAGGGGTATATCGGCATTCTCGCCAACAGAAACACTAAACCGACAGATGCCACTTGCTATTACCTAATGTTTAGGTTAAGCACAAATTATGGCACGGTTTATAAAAACGATTACTCCATCAACTATCCCGCAACAGTAACGGAATATGAGCAATATAAGAGCAACACCTACACCACAGCATTAGGGCAGACCGTATATGGTGGCACACTTGATGTAGTGAGTGGATTGCTAACAGTGGATATGCAATATTTAACTGTTTCTGACTTTTCACTTTGGGGTGGCAATGGTGTAAGTGGAGGAGGCTTGCACTGGGTGAATCTGCCAAAAACATATCCTACAGCTTTGAATAGTAATGATAATATATGTTCACACGCAGAATATCTTATTGAAAATGCGTGGCTTGCTTCAATACCAGCATTTACTACAAATGCGGGAGGATTTCCTGCAAGGATATATGTATCATCAAATTCTTTTGCTGACTTTCAAACTGAGTACGCAAGTTTACAAGTGGCATACAGACTTGAAACACCAATAACATATCAACTTACACCACAACAAATACTAACATTAAAGAATAATAATACATTAATGCCAGAAGGTAGTATAAACGAACTTAAATATTGGACACATATTTAAAAAGAAAGGAGGTAAAATCTATGGATTATGCACAATTAATTATTATAGCAATATTAGTTGAAGCAATATGGGAAAATCTAAAGATGATATGGGATAAAAATAAGCTTAATTTTAATATGATAGGAAGCTTGTTATTGTCTATGATTGTTTGCGTATTAGCTCAAATAAACATATTTAAAATTGTAGGAATAAATTTAATAGTTCCTATAATAGGCTATTTATTAACAGGAATAATAGTTTCAAGAGGAGCTAATTTTGTAAATGACTTATTTAAAAAGTTGAAAGGAGAATAAGTATGAGTAAATTCGGGATTGATGTTTCTCACTACCAAAGCGATATTGACTTTGACAAAGTAAAAAATCAAGTTGATTTTATAATCTTAAAACTAGGAAATAGTGGAGATAATAAGAAATTTTGGCTAGATGATAAATTTGAAACTTATTATAATGAATGTAAAAGATTAAATATACCAGTAGGAGTATATGTATATTCTTATACAAACTCTGTTGAAAATGCAAGATTAGCAGGACAAGAAGCTGTAAAATATCTTCAAGGTAAATCTTTAAATCTACCAGTATATATTGATATGGAAGATAAAGAAATAAAAGTTGAGGGTAAAGACAAATTAACAGAACTTGTAATAGCATTTAATACAGAAATAGAAAAAGGTGGATTTTGGGCTGGAGTATATGCTAATAGAGATTGGTTTGATAATTATCTAAATAAAGATGAAATAAAACGTAGATATACAACTTGGATAGCAACATATTGTGCAGGTACAAATAAATACGAGGGCGAATATGATATGTGGCAGAACTCATCAGATGGGCATATAGATGGAATTAACGGTCGAGTTGATACAAACTATATGTACAGAGATTTAATCGCTGAAATTGGAAATACAAAAGAAATAGAACATAAAAAATCTGTTGATGAAATAGCAAGAGAAGTTATTAGCGGACAATGGGGAAATGGCGAAGATAGAAAAAGAAGATTAGAAGAAGCTGGATACAATTATAAAGATGTACAAAATAAAGTAAATGAAATATTAAACTATAAACCAAAAACTACAGTAAGTCAAAAACCAGTAAAAAAAGAAAGAATATATACAGTAAAAAGAGGAGATACTTTATCAAGTATTGCTAAAAAATATAATACAACTTATCAAGAAATAGCAAGAAAAAATGGTATAAGTAATCCTAATAAAATTTTTCCTGGACAAAAATTAAAAATATAGTTTACAAATTACCTCAAATTTAAGATGGATTTATTCCATCTTTTTTTATTGCAATCGCTAAAACCCTTGTGGCTGTAAGAATAAAAAATTTTAAAAAATTTTATAAAAAGTATTGACAAGAGGTAGTAAAAGGTAGTATAATATATTTGAAAGTTGAAAGGAGGAAATAAAAATGAAAAGGGAAGATTTAGAAATATTGAGGAACAGAATAATGATATACAATCAAAACAAACAATTAGGCTTGTTAGACAAAATGGATAAACAAACAATATTAGAAAATGAAGCTTTAGAAAAACTATTAACAGCTTATGAAAAACAAAATAATATAAAATAATTTAAAAGGAGAAAATAAAAATGAAAAAAAGAAAGATGAGGTTTAACCCAGATAAAGCATTTAGAAATTTTGTAATATTAGCAAATGTAATTACAGTAGGATTTGTTATTTACAAAATAGCAACTTATGGAATCAGTTTTATTAGCACAATAGGATATTTTGGATAGAAAGGAGAAAAAGGTATGACAAGTTTAACAAAAATGGAGCAAATGAATTTATTAGCATTTATAAAAACATTTATTAACAAGGATGTTGGAGAAAACATAAAACAAGATATTGCACCAATTTATTTTAAATTAGAAAAGGAGTTTAAAGAAGAATGGAAGAAGAATTAGGAATATTACAAAAAACAATTAATCAATTAAGACTTGCAAGAGAATGTATGAAAGATTGTGATACTGTAACAACAACAGAATATAATATGCTAGATTTATACATACAAGAATTAGAAGATAGAGAAATAAAGCTATTTAACAAAGTAAATGGTTGCAAAATGGAGGATATGTAATATGGACTATTTAGACCTTATATCAGAAGATAATATAGTATTTAGGAGGTATGATGAATGAATGAAAATGATTATAAAGAAGTAATTGGTAGATATACCTATGAACAACTTGTATATGAAATGGCAATAGTAAATGAAGAAGAAAGTTTAGTTTATATTAAAAAGAAAGCATTGAAAGAAGAATTTAAAAATAGATTAAGGAGTGATAAAAATGGAAATTAGAGATTTAAAATCAAAAGAAATTGAATGTAAAATAGCAACTATAAATTCAAAAGGATTATCTTTATTGCTTTACAAAACCGCCAGAACTGATATGCAAATATTAGATGAAACTTTTGGACAAATGAATTGGCAATGTGAATATAAAGAAGTGAAAGGAAATTTATATTGTACTATATTGGTATATAATTCAGAAACTAAAGAATGGATATCGAAGCAAGATTGTGGAGTTGAAAGTGCCTTTGGAGATAAAGAAAAAGGAGAAGCATCAGATGCTTTTAAACGAGCAGGTTTTAAATGGGGCATAGGCATAGAACTTTATACATCTCCATTTATTTGGATTAATTCAGAAAATTGCAATTTAAAAGAAACAAATAAAAAAGATGCTTATGGTAATCCAATTTATACTTGTAGAGATAAGTTTATTGTTGAAAAAATAGAAATTATAGATAAGGAAATAACAGGATTATCAATAATTAATACAAATTTAAATAATAAAAGAGTATTTGTTTATATTAAACCAAAAAAGGAATTAGAATAAAATGAAAATGAATTTAACACAGAAACAAATAGAGTTTTTAAACAAAATGAATAAATTTGAAATGAATAATTATAGATTTAAAGGGAGGAGAATTAAAATGAACTATAACAAAATAACATTAGAAGAATGTTTTGTATATTATCATACAGGAAAAACAGCCTGTGAATGTAATGCAGATAACGAAGAAGTTATATTTTGTAAGGAGTAATTTATGGAAGAAATACAAAAAATGCAAGAGCTAAATACTTATTTAACTACGGCTCTTGCAGAATATAAAAAAAGAGGTACAGATTATGCAAAGGCTTATAAAAATTACAGGGTATTATTAAGTCAAGAACTATTAAAATTAAAAGCAGAAGGTATGCCAGTAACTATTGCTTATGATATAGCAAGAGGAACAGAACAAGTTGCTAATGCAAAAGAACAAGAAATCATAACTGAATGTTTATATAAAAGTTGTCAAGAAGCAATAAACACTTATAAATTACAAATAAAGATATTACAAGAGAATATAAATAAAGACTATTAATTTGTTATAAAAATGCCTTAAAATTGATTGTCGAAAGAATGAGGGGTATAAATGAGTAAAAGAAGTAAGGCTTGTGATATAAGTCCTAAAGTAAAGAAAAAAGTATGGGAAAGAGATAACCATTGTTGTATTATATGTGGAAGCCCTTATGCAATGCCAAATGCTCATTATATTGCTAGAAGTCAAGGTGGATTAGGAATAGAACAAAATATAGTAACTTTATGTATGAGATGTCATAATGATTATGATAATGGAAAATCAAGAATAAGTACAGGATATAAAATACAATGGTATTTAAAATCTTGTTATGAGAATTGGAACGAAAAAGATTTAATTTATAGAAAAGGAGATGATTAAAAATGCCAGATAAAATAAAAAATGAAATTATAGATAGGTTAATAGAGGAACTAAAAGAAATAAAAGAAAACGGAAAAGATTTACAAATAAACGTAACGCCTGATATGGTAAATGAAGTAAAATTAGTTGACGGAACAATGTTTGCACAAAAGGAAATAAATATTAATATAATCTATGAACAATTATATACTAAAAATGAAAATGAAATATTAGATACTTGGAAACCTTATAAAAAAGGAGACGATAAATAAATGAATGAAAAAGAAATAATACATTTTATAGAATTAAGTATTGAACATAATGCAATTCCACAAGAAGGTATAAAATGGGTAAAAGGTTTGTTAGATTTATATAATAAAGAAAAAGAAAAGAATAGAGAATTGCATAGTCAAATTGATGAACACGTATATAATGGTTGTGATTATGAATTATGCAATAAAAAGTGGGAAAACAAAATAAGACAGATAATAGAAATATGTAAAAATGAGAAAGAAAATGCTAATAGAATACATTATAATTATTGGAATAGATTTGAAAAAATGTTGCAATCAACTTTAAATAAAAATGAGGAGGAAAATTAAATGAATATAACAGGAAAAACAATTTGTTATAAGAATGATTATGGATATAGTACAGCTATATCAAATAAAAAACAAGATGGAACATACGAGCGAATGTATGTAAGTTTACAATTACCAAAAGGAGTAGAAGTAGAAAATAAAACATATATAGAGATTACTAAAGGATTTTTAGCTTTTTATAAGGACAAAAATGGATTACCTAAAATTAAAATAGTGGCTATGGAAATAAAACAAGATGAACCTAAACAAGAAGAAAATTATTTTAGTGATTCAGAATCGTTGCCATTTTAAGAAAGGAGAAAGCAATGCAATTATCAATTAAAATAGATGCTAATATATATAATTTATTAAAAAAAATAAAAGAAAGAGACGGTGTACCTATGGCTGTATCTTTAAGTAGAGCAGTAGAAAAGTATGCCCACGAAAAAGGGGTTAAATAGCCTCTTTTTTGTTACTTAAAAAAAGTTTAAAAAGTTTTATAAAAAGTATTGACAATAT